TTGCATCAGATGAGCCACAATTGTCACACGGTAAGTGCCTCACGAATTCGCTTTCGCATTGCTGCGTATGCTCGTGCTTGTGCATCGTGATAGTCGAACCAAGAATCAAGTGCTCGGTAGAAACCTTCAACAAGGTTATCTACAGTATCAGGTCGGTCAGCATCAACATCACCGAGGTAATCACTGAAACCTTCTGCGTAGTACTCAGGTGTACCGTACTCTACGTAAGCCATTCGATTGGGATGGAGTGAAAGGAACAATATTGGAAGCCGTGCTGTTCGCACCACTTCGCATAGGTGGTCTTAGATCCTTTGTAGATCTTGTTATAAGGTGCTTGAAAGACGAATCGAATATCTAAGTCGGGATTCTGTTTCTTTACTGCGATCATCTTCCTTCGATCTTCGCTCGTCAGGTGTCCCTTTGTTTCGAGAAAGACACCATTCGGTAAAAGGAAGTCGGGTGTGTAGTTGCATTGAAGAACGTAAGGAACCTTGGTTGATTCGTATTCAAAAGACACCTTCAAGCTTGAGAGAAGATCAGCAACCTTCTCCTCAAGACCTGAACGGTACTTCATCTGTATCTTAGTGGTGAATCAGGGACAATGTAGACTTCATAGTAATCATCAAACTCTCAGAAGTCGTCTTCTTCAATCTCAGGGGTAGGAGTTACATTCGGCTCAGAAGTCTTGTAACCTTTAGTTTGACCAAAGAGTGCTGCCACTTCAGTTTCACCCAGATCGCCTGTATCAACACCAGCAGAAGATCCAACCGTAACGACTTGGACACCGACAAGCTTAAGGCTCGTTCCATAGGTGACACCATCCCGAAGGATGTACGGCTTCTGGCGGAAGGCAAGCTTGACCGTAGATCCGCTGTAGATAGGCGTGTTGGGGTCAGTAATAGGAGTCCCCTCTGTGTCAACGACAGGTGGGCGAGTCTCCTCATTCCAGCTGAACTTGACTTTGTACTTTCCATCAGACACCTCTTCCCAAGGTTCAGGCTTAAGGGTAGAACGCTTCGGGTTCTTCAGTTTAGACTCAGCCCACTTGAGAGTATCAGCTCGATCCTCTTCAAGTTTCTCAACAAGGGACTGATCAACAATAGCAGACAGTGAATAGCCGAACTTACTCGGCTTCAGTACAGCCTGATAACCTTCAAGGACAACAGGCTGTTGGGTAACGTGGATGGTTTGGGGCATTTCAGCAAAAGAAATAGGTGGATTCGATAACGGATTCCGGTTCAAGGTCTCCGACAATCGGCGGTTCAGACTCTGCTCCAATTTGTGAAGCAAAATCTTTCAGGTAATCATGGTCAGCAAACAAGTGCATGTAAGTTTCTCTCACAATAGTTGAGAGAATAGACATGTCCGTAGCACGACACAAAACTGAATCATGGATAAGAGCAATGGGTGCGTCAAAGCGTAGGGCAGCAAGATGAAGAAGGCTTGCATCTAGGCTATGAATAAGATTAGGACTTGTAGCAGCTTTGTGTTTAGAAATGTCTACTTCATCAGACTCTCCACAAGCTACAGTTACCTTCTTGATCTTACCTAGAAGCTGTAGGTCCATACGTACAACATCAGGTTTCATGATGCGTTGAGAGACAACAAAGCCTGATGGTGTTACCCACTCAAGCTCTGTCTTACCTTTCCTCATTGCAGCCGCTACTTCATTCTCAATCCACGACATGACAGACGTAGGACCAGGGAATAAGGTAAAGACAGCTTCACGTAAGGCATGGGTGATCTTGGTTACATCCTCTTTTGGAACACCCAGGTTTTTACCCTTGCCTTCATCATTCAACGCTTCATTCACATATGTCCAATTGGACTTGAACTTAGCATTGTATGGAATAGTCATGACGAGACGTTTGGCCACACCACGATCAATGTGATCTCTCCATTGTGCTGGACACGAAGACCTAGCTAACTCAGCAACTGCTTTATAAGCATCCTGTGGCTTCTCACTAGGTAAGACATTCACTAATTTAGCAGTGCTCTGATCTCTAGCAAGACCTGCAAGAATTTGAAGACCACTACACGTTGCATCTGTTGCAACCATCAGATGTGTAAACTGACGACTACAATCAACGACACAAGCATAGTACTCCTCACAAGCCGCAAGAAATTGCCATGGCTCATCAGCTGCTTCCCACTCAGAGAAACATCCAATAGGATCTTTAGCAATGCGACTTATGAGTTCAGTATTATTGTTGACCCATTCAAGTCTCTCTGCCATCGGTGCTTTATCTAGACCGTAGGTAGTAGCTACTTGAAAGGCTAACCAACCTTCAGCTTCAGGTGTCACAAAAGACCCATCTGCAAACCTCAACAAACTTTTTCCAAAGTCTGTGTCTTGGGGTGTTAAGAAGGCAGGGATAGGATAAGCCCTACCTCTGTAATCAAACGACCACGGAAGATAGAATCTATCCTTATCCTTGAACTTAGCAACAGCGTTCATAGTCATACGTGTTCGGCATGACTTCTTCACCAACTCATGGTTTCTATTGTGTACCTGAGCTGCGTCTCTGCAATACTGCTTACGAGCAACCTCGTTGGTATCAATATCAACAGGCTTTGGTGGTAGTTCTTCTGTAGCTGTACAAGGGATGAACTTAGGATCCTTTTTACCTACCTTCCATCCTTTGGCATAGAGCGTTTCGGCAACCTGCACCATGAATGGATTTAAGTGGTAGGCAACTCGCTGAATCTTGTTCAGGAATTGGATTGGGTGTTCTCCCTGTATACGGGCCGGATTACCGCGACGTACCATATCATGGCCACGCATTACCTCATCTAAAAGGTAACCACCAGCTGCATCCTCGGTCCAATCTCTTGGTGGGATAAGCATAGGCCATTGCTCAGCGGAAAACAACTTAGCCTGAGCGATTATGTCATCCTTAATCTCTAAAAACTTAGCACTAGGCACTAGGTACGTCTGAGTCTTTGTGCCCTTGCGCTGGATGAATGGTTCAAACCAACCAGATGCAGCCAAGACAGTATCAACCAAGACATTACCTAACTTAACTCTAACTGGACGTGGCCATTTTGTCCAACAAATCTCTGCACGGTTCATCATGATCTGGATGTCCGTGAGTTTCTGCTGTGTACCGCACGCCCTGTGCCAATAGTTTTCCTTGAGAACTTTCAGTAAACCAGGAGCCTTGCGTTGATAATAACGCATTTGACACTCCTGCATCACAGCAGTCCCTACTGAATCAGCAACGTTGATAAGTAGACTATCATCTACATCCTTGAAAGAAAACACCTTGTCAAAGACAACTTTACAGGCAATACCTGCAGCTACAAGAGGCTCAATGTCATCAATGTACTGCTTGATCTCACGAAACGCAGTACCATTTTTACCCTTATGTATTCGGGTTTTGATTGACTCGATCTTCTTCTCAACTGCAGGTATTAGCTCTTGAATAGAGGCAACACCGTAAATGGTAGATGAAGCGTACGCCTTGTTCTCAGCTTTTAGTGTTTGCTGTTCAAGGTTCTTTTCACCAAGATAAATTTGCAGACGTTCTTGTTCTATCTGTTTATCTATAAGTTCCTGGGACACCGTTATGTTCGATGCCCCTTTCAAGTACTTTGATACGTTGCAAGGTTTCTTCTTGATCTTTTGGAGCGAATGTGTTTTGTTTGTAGTAATTGAGTTCATCTAGTAAACGTTTACGTTGGCGTGATTGACGGTCTCGATTACGTTGGTTACGCTCCCACGTCATTGAATACTATCCTCCCAATCGAGAGGCAGCTCTACCTCTTCAAGGCAGACACAAGCAGCCAGCTCAGGATAAGCTTCGGCAAACTCTTGGAACTCTTCAGAAGTCAGGATCATAATCAGAAATGTCAGCAGGTGAAAGAAAATGAATAGTTTCGTGATCAGCAACCACGAACTCTACATTACGAGCGTTGATCAACTCATTAACTTTGTTCTGTGCTGCAGAACGCTTACGATACACATACTCCTTGACTTTATGTGTATCAAGGTCAGTGGCTCGGATAACACAACATACACTGCTGGGTAACTCCCAACCACCAACCTTCCAGGACATCACCTCTTCAAAAGTGTGAGGCACAAACAGTTCATCGGGTGCGTCCTTGTATTCTTGCCAGTTGTTGTCAAAGTAAGGCTTGCGTTTACCACTCATCTGCTTGCTTTACGTTAAGTAATTGATCGTTACGTTCACGGGACAACTCAAGAGCCTTCCATGCGGCTTGCTCAGAGTCGGGTGCTAGGAGATACCAAACACCTGAACCTAACGTTATCTCATACTCACGCAAGCCTTTGTGGGTTGTGTACATAATCAGTCGTACTTGCTAATGATTTCAACAACATAAAGACCCTCTGTGTAGCCCAGTTCAAACTGACTGAAAGCAACATACTCGGCCTCTTCTTTGCTGTGGAAGTAATCAACAACTTCGTTGTCTTGAAGAACTGCGTACATGTGTCGTTGAGCGAGTGAACAAAAAGACCAAAGGTGTAGCCACAAGTATACACAAAAGCGACACCTGCGGCCGTGATGAGTGTGAAAAACTGTAGGTACTGGCCTACCACAATGTCACTAGGGAGTTTCATCGAAGTCAAAGTAAAGGTCAATCTCAAACCAGATGCGCTGGAGTAATGCCTGCAATAGTCGGTCATCACTCCAATCTGCGCCCTTGTTGTTAAGCGTAGACGTGATGCCACGCTCGATACAATCTTCGAGGATTGATTGGATGTTTGGTTTCATTCGTAGTCCTCTTCATTGATGTGTGAAATGTAGCGGTAGTAATCCTCAAGAGCAAGACGACGCTCAAGCCATGGATCAACAGTAGTTAATACCTTGGTAGCGTCCCTGCTAAATAGACCAGCCCAGTAATTACAACAACCACATAAGTTGTTGACCAATTCGTACCAGGTGTTTGAAGTCATTAGCTGGATTAAATGAACAACAATTGAGAGCATGAAGCCCTCATAAAAGGAGACACACACAGGTGCATCCCTTTAAGGGGGCGACAAGTCACCGTAGGAGAGAATCAAGCAGCAATGGCTGTGTCCTTGTTATCAATAACCCACTGGCAGTAGGCTTCAACAACAAACCACACCATCATTTGAATGAGACCTTGAACGCTTGTCTGTTCATTACCCAGGAGAGTGATGTAATCATCACCAAGGAGATCATAACAAACATCCTCGATGTCATCCTCGAATTCAGTGAAGAACTTGGATGTGTCCTTGTAGTAGATGAAGCCAGAGACTCCACCACTGCAGCCATAATTAGCCACGTCCTTGATCTCATCCATGTCATCGAAACGCTCAGAGAGTGCGTTCGTGAGTTGTTGGGTGTAGAAAAGCACGGTGAAACAATAGGTAGGTTGGCGTAGCTGTGTAAGCTACAGAAACCCATCAACGTTGTGATGGGAAAGTGTAACTAACTTAGCGCCATACGATGACAAGGAACATCCTTCTTGTTAACTAGGTTCTTGTTAACCCAGAAACCAAGACTCATGTTCTTATTCATCATAAGGTTAGCAATAGCTAAGCGTGATACGTTTTCGTAATAGTAGATACTACCATTCTTAAACGTAACAGTAGCTTCTGCGTCCATGATAGACACAAAGATACGCTTAACGCAGTCAGACGTACGATCAGAGATCAGATGCACGGTGATAGTAAGACTCACTCAGTGTGAGGCAATAGGAAGGGCAGGCATTGCACCTGCCAGCAAGCTATAACTTAGCTTCCAATTGTGTTAGCTCTTTGTCTAACCGTTTGAATTCAGCGAGATGAG